GCAAATTGAAAACCTACAAGTTCAATTAAAATTCTTATTTGGTTCAGCACAAGAGGGTGCAAAAGCTTTTGATGAAATGGCGAAGTTTGCCGCTAAAGTTCCTTTCTCCCTAGAAGAAATACAAAAAGGTTCTGGAGTTCTTGCAGTTGTTAGTGATGATGCTGATGAACTTGCAAACCTTATGAAGATAACTGGTAATGTTGCGGCTGTAACAGGACTAGATTTTAAAACAACAGCCGAACAAATCCAAAGATCATTGTCAGCCGGTATCTCTGCCGCAGATTTATTTAGAGATAAAGGTGTTAAAGATATGCTAGGTTTTAAAGCTGGTGCAACAGTATCGGTAGAAGAAACAGTAGCGGCTTTTGAAAGAGTCTTTGGAGAGGGCGGAAGATTTGATGGTGCTACCGATGAACTAGCCAAAACATTTAGTGGTACTCTCTCAATGATAGGCGATAAAGTTTTTAACTTTAAAAGAGTCCTATTAGATGCTGGTTTCTTTTCTGAACTTAAAAGACAATTTGGCGATCTCAATAAAACATTAGGAGATAATGAAGAACTTTTAAATAAAATAGCCCGTACCATTGGGTCAGCTTTAGCTTTTGCAGTTGAAAAAGTAGCTAATGGTATAAAATTTATGGCTGAACACTCCAGAGAATTAGGTATAGCATTTAAAGTATTAGTATCATTAAAAATTGGATTTATGCTTGTTAGATGGGGTAGAGCATTAATTCCTATTGTTGCCTCATTAAGAGCCATAGCATCTTTATCAGTTGTAGGAATAGCGGCAGTAATAGCTTCAGTTGCAGCGGCAACAGGAACATATTATTTATTAGGTAAGGAACTTGATAAGATTGAAGAAAAAATTAATAAAAACAATAAGGCATTTAAAGATCAAAGATTTCATATCCCAGATATGTTGGATGTAGATGAGCCAATAAAAAAAATAAAAGAAGCAGAAGAACCAGTTAAAAAAATTGGAGAAGAATTTAGAAGAATCAATGAGGGTGCTATTGCTAAACTTGATGAACAAATCAAAAATATCAATACGACTATCGCAACAGGCATTAGTAGCGGTATTACAAAAATGTCAGATGGTTTAGCAAGATCCATCATACTTGGAGAGAAACTATCAGATACATTTAGAAAAATGGCTGGAGAATTATTAGTTAAAATTTTAAGCACTACCATAGAAGTTATTGCAAGAAAAGGTGTTGAACTTGCTATTGAAAAATTAATTACAAACGAAAAAAGAAAACAATTAGCTTATTCTGGTGTTTCAAACTTAATGGGATTAGGATCATTAGGAGGTTTCTTTCGTAAGCAACATGGAGGAGCAGTATCAAAAGGCACACCAACTATTGTGGGGGAAAAAGGTGCGGAGATGTTTATTCCCAACACCTCTGGCCAAATAACACAATCTGCTAGAGGAACTGGTGGAGGTAGTGTTAATGTGAATTTCCATATATCAACCATAGACTCCAGAGGTTTTGATGAAGCTTTAGTAGCCAATAGAGGAACAATCGCTTCTATTATTAATAATGCTATGAATGAAAAAGGATCAAGAGGTGTCGTATAATGAGTGGTGCATTTCCAATATCAACTTCTAAATTTTCAACAATGGGTATTCAATCTATCCAACCCACACTTATTTCTAAATCTATAAGTGGAAAAAAATTATCAAGAACGATTGATGCTCAAAGATGGGCATTTACTATTTCTATTATTACATCAACTAGAGCAACTGCTTACGGAGAGTTAATGGCTTTTATCGTTAAGCAAAGAAGCGGAAAAGAAAACTTTACGATTATTCCTCCAGAATTAGAAGATGCTAGAGGAAGCGAAACAGGAAGTGTATTAGTTAATGGTGTTCACGCAGTTGGAGATACAACGATTGCGATGGATGCTTTTGCTGGAGATGGTGCTGGAAGATTTAAGATGGGAGATTTTTTAAAGTTTGCATCACACGATAAAATTTATATGGTCGTTAGCGATGTAACCAGTTCAAGTAATGCCGCAACAGTTACGATTGAACCACCTATCACAACTGCTTTAGCGGATGATAGTGCGGTTACTTATGACAACGTTCCTTTTACAGTTCATCTAACCAATGATATGCAAGAATTCGGAGTTGTAGGAGTTGATAAAGACGGAAACCATTTATACAAATTTGAATTTGATGTGGAAGAAACTTTATAATTTTATAACGAAAGGAGGATATATGCCAAAGAAAAAGAAGAAGAAAAAAGGCAAGAAGAAGAAGAAAAAAGGCAACAAAAAGAAAAAAAGAAAATAGATATTAGATGACGCAATATCTTGTGAAGTATTGGATCAATGTTGATATGTTGGCTGAAGAAGTAGTAGATAGCGAACACATTAACATTGATACTAATGATTTAGGAAAGTTTAGAAATCCTAGTAAAAATGCTAAATATAAAATATTAGATAGTATTAAGGTGCAACGAACAAGTTACGAAAAATATGACAAGAAGCTTAACATCAGGAGTAAAGACACATCTAGCAACAAATGAAATTAAACCTGTTCATTTGATTACGATTGGCTTTGGCACACCAATAAATATTACCGATTGCGTACACGATCTCACTTCAAGTATTTCAGGTTCTAGTGTTACCTATTCATCAAGTAGTTTTTTAGTTAATATTCCATCCTATTCAGAAGAAACTGATATTAATAAATCCAGTTTAACCATCGCATTATCCGGTGCAAATCAAACCTATATTTCAATCGCTTTAGCAGAAAATATAGTAAATGATGCTGTTACTATTTATCGAGCATTTTTAGATGCTAACAATGCCATTATTGCTGATCCTTTTTTATTATATAAAGGAACAATCGAAACGTATGCTATTCAAGAAACCAATACGGATTCAGTATTAAGTTTAAATATTGTTTCTCATTGGGCTGATTTTGAAAAGAGATCAGGAAGAAAAACAAACAATACATCCCAACAACGATTCTTTAGTGCAGATAAAGGCATGGACTTTTCAAGTGAAACTGTTTTAGATATTAAGTGGGGTAGAGCATAATGAAAGATATAATCAATTTATTTAGACTCTTTGATAAGTATGCTAATTTTTCTGATAAAGAATTAAGTAATTATTTAGCACCTAGTATTTATTATAATCAATATAAAAAACACTATCACAAAGAACAATTAATAGGATTTACAAATTGGGCATTAATATCCAATGAAGTAGAAAATAAATTTATGAAAAGTCAGCCATTACATTTAATAGATTGGAAAAGTGGAAACAATATATGGCATATTGAAACTGTGTGTACTATGAATTTACCTGAAATAATTGCTTGGACTAAAAATAATCTAGCCACTAATTATGGAATAAATCAAACAATTAAATGGGCAAGAATAGAAAACAATACAATTAAATCTATTCAAACAGTTAAATCAAAGGAGAGTTGGTTATGGGCGGTATAGTAGATGCGGCAGTAGGCCTTTATCAAGGTACTAAAAAAGTTATTTCAGCCACTAAAGCTTTTAAATTTTTAAAAGGAGCCGGAATTAACCCTTGGGTTGCTCTAGCTGTCTTTGCGATTGGCTGGTTATACTACTCAACAAGAAAACCTGAAAGTCCTGACTTTGGAGATAGCGATTTTAATAATTTTGAAAAAGGTATTTTACTCAATCATCAATCCAACGATATGTCTATTCCTGTTGTTTATGGAATTAGAAAAATTGGTGGGGTTAGATGTTTTGTAGAAGCCAGCGGCTCCGACAATGAATTTTTATACATAGGGACAAAGAAGTTACCTGGTCAGGTGCGTTAGCAGATGATACTTTACGAACAGTAGATTCAAGCGATGGAAATTTTTATAAAGATAGTACAAGTTTAATTAGTGTTAAATGCCATTATGGAACAGATGCACAAACACAATGCGATTTATTAGGTACATTATCCTCTTGGACTTCGAACCATAGATTAAGGGGGTTGGCTTACATAAGTTTAAAAATGAAATGGAATCAAGATGCTTTTTCTAGCTTACCAACTATTACTGCATTAATAAAAGGAAAAAAAGTAGTAGCTTACGATGGAAGTTCAGTCGC